TAGTACTCCTTTACCATTGTCATTATTCCTCTGTAGACCATTTCGGGGTCCGATTTGGCAGACACGATGTATTTGAAACACGGTATTCCTTTGTCTTGTAAGCGTTGCATTCCAGATTTGAATGGTTCAAATATCGGATGTTTGTCGATGGCCCCGTTGTGTTCATACTTATCCTTCCATAAATCAAACTTATTGGCCCATATACCAATCGCTTCGGGAAAGTCCTTATCCTTTTTCTTTTTAGATTTACCTTTCTTAAACCTCTTGTAATCATCACATATAGTATCTACAAGAAACTGCCAACCTAATTGATTATCTAAATTATATATCTGAGAAAGATGCCTATCATCAATCATGAAAATAATATATTTGACATTTCTATCATACATATCACTTCTCCATGAATCCCAATAGTAACTCTGACCACCTACATCTGCGGTCTTAATAGTTCTAGAATCATCATCTATTTTCACTACTTTTCGACTTGCCCTATGCAAACCCTCTGTTCTATCCCTTACTTTGGGTACTTCTCCCCTAGTTCTTAATTGACTATGCAATGTAGTTTTTCCAACTTCACTTGCGCCATACACACCAAAATTAATTGCATGTAATCGCTTATACATATTGGCTGCGGCTTCTGCCAATAATATAGAAAAGCCGGTAAGTAAAGTCGCCATCTTATTACCCTATTTTTTTATTGCTCTCATTGCTTCTGAATATAATACATCTAACATTATCTCTAATTGCCTGTCTTTTTTACCTACTAATTTTCTAAGATGTTCGTTAACTTGACCCATTACAAAACGAACTGAACTGCGAGTGCCATCTAAATGACTTAATCTCTCAAATGATTTACCACTACCAAATGCAAACGATTCATTTATAATAGCGTAATTCAACCATATTTTATATTTTTTTTCAATTAATTTTAATGTTTTTTGTTTATTATTTAGTTCAGTTTCTTGAGCGTATTTTTTAACTATTTCAAATAACTCGTCTAATGTTTTATTCATTTCTTCATTTAATTCTTTAGAATATTCTCTATGAGATAATTCATGAGTTACTACGTTTGCGAATTCAACAACTCTTTCTATATCCTCATAACCCTCTGCCACTGTAGTAAATCTATCTAAGTTAACTTTTACTTTATCTTCTCTAGGGTCATAAAGTCCTTTAAACCCACCTTCTGATGTGAATTCATCGACCTTAAGTATATCTTTCCACATAACAAACCCTTAGTTCAGCCCTAGTCCTTCTTTTATAGAACCTATGGCAGAACCTAATAAATCTACTCCAAAAGAACCCAAGATATTTCCTATTAAGAAAAACGCTACAGAGGAAATAGTTCCCCACATCCATGCTCTAATTTTAATGAAAAACACATCGGCGGAATGCGCTCTACTTAAATCATAGGCAAGCGACTGTTCATCAACTCCTAAGAGTCTATCAATCAAATTAAATCACCTATGGTTTTAAGAAACCTTCATTGACTTCTTCACCATAACCAGATGCAGGTTGGATGAAATTATTAGTATAGGGACTCATGTTGCTTTTCATACTTTCACGAATCTTAGCCCTCTGTGATTCATCACGTTTTCTCTTTTCCCAATACATATCGATTCTTCTATTCAATAACCACATCTCAAGTCGCTCATTTACGACCATATCAAAGAGTGACTTTTGCATCATGATTATTCCAATGGTGATTAGGCTAAACAATACTGCGTGAGTTAAGGCAGAAAATGGTAAGTCTGTCCCATATACGGAGTAAAAGTAAACATTCATTCCAGCCATAGCACCAACATACATGATGGTCATAACTAGTTTAGTATCTCTATCAATAGCAGCCATTTAAACACCTCAAACATATTCTACAGTGAACTTAGTTCCTGTTCCAGAAACATCAGTTACATCTGCAAAAAGTCCAGTCTTAAATAAAACACCATGCATATCTGCTTCTGCGTATTGCGACCCAGTAGCAACAGTCCCTACATAAAGTAGACCAACCATGTTAGCATCATCACAAGCACCTTGCGTTAAACAATCATGCAATGTAACATATCCAGTATCCGTTCCAGTAGCAAATCCATGAATACTCACTAACTTGCCCTGCCCTGTAAAGATTAGGGTATCTGCGCTTATTGCACCACTACTTCTACAACCACCTATTCCAGCCATATTAGTTCCTCGTTGAAGGATGCTAATTACTTATTGCGTATAAGTCTACTCATCAGATTCAGTAGTCTCTACTTCTTCTTTTGGTTCTTCGACTTTAGGGGTTTCTACCTTTGGAGTTTCAGCCTTTTTGCGCCTACCGCCCCTCTTTTTAGGAGTAGGGGCAGCAGGTGGCATAACTGTTTCTTTGACTTGGTTCGGAGAACATCCTAGATTTTTAGCCATTCTTAAAAGAAGTTCTTCATTTAATTCTGAAAAGTCTTCTTCTACAAACTCAACCTTAACATTGTTATCTGTCATGTATATGGTTCCGATATCAGTATCTACTTCATAGGTTTCTCCAACCATGTAGGTAGTTCCTCTAAAGATAAAGGAGGTAACTACTGACCTTCCTGACTGTTCACCGCATGGTAAAAGAGTTAATTTAGCCAATTTACCACCTTCAAACAAGGCCGTAAACTCTAACTCTAACTGCACCAATGTTGGTTGTTCTAGCAACATCGGCTCCAGAAGAGTTAGTTACCGCTTTAAGTTCAAACGAAGAGTCTGTTAAATAAGCACCAGCAGCACTAATCTTTGGCAATACGTCGTAAGTAATGAGTTCTTTACCAGTTACCTCAATCTTGTTGATTTTGGAAAGACCAAAAGAAGATGCATTAACTACTTCATTAGTATGGCTAACTGTTATTTCGTCATCAGTTTCAGCAACCGCAGTAAAAGCACTACCATCCAAGTTAGTCAATGTAAATTGAGCAGACGAGGCTCCAGCAAGAACAATAAACGTACCATTGTGCGCTCCTGAATTTGAGGATGTCGCAGCACTGGCAATAGTTATTTCCTGACCAGAAGTGACTCCTTCAAGCGTATCACCAGTAATATTGTTAGTAGTGCCAGCAGCAAAGGTGACTGTAGGGGTGATTTGAGAAGCAGCATAAGATGTTACATCTATTACCGCATCTACATAATATTCATCCCCACTGACCTTGGGGCCGGTAAAGCCCTTATGGTCAGCGAGAACTGTTACAGTATGTGTCATTCAAAACACCTCACTTCAAGTTGGTAATTTTACCTTGTCCTCGGAAGAAAGTACAACCTGTCTCACCCATTGTTCGGTAAAGACCACGGTTTCCGAGTCGGGCAACACCGAATGGGTTTCCGCTTGAAATACCATCTTCAAAGTATTGTGTTGGCTTCATTGTAGCGAACCATAGATGGTCAGTATCTAACAAGAGCATGTCTGAAAGACCGCTTGAGGCTGAACCTGTCTTTGGCATATCCTTACAAGGGATTAGAGGGATGTCGTAGTAAGTAGCAACACGGAATCCGACTTCTGCACCTTTGACACCTTTTACACCGTTATGTGTTGGAATGATTTCCTTAGCATCCATGAATCTCTCTTGGCTTTGTAGCAAATCAGAGATTGCTTGAATGGTATCGTATCCAGTTAGAATAACTTTTGGACTTCCACCGTTCAATCGGAGGTTTTGGATTACATCGTTAATAATACTTAGAGTCAAGGTTCGACCAGCCGTAGCGTAACTTCCACCAAAGTTAACTACTGCATCCATGAAAGATGCGCCTGTTCCTCTAGTTGAATTACCGTAAAGAGTCTTAACGTCAGGGTCAAGGTTTGCTAAATCACCAGATGCAGAAGAAAGGTTGTGAATACCTACACTATCCGCTAACTCAGCATTACTACTAACAATCTTCAACAAAGAAGTATAGTTTTCTCGGATTCGACCACTTGAAGTATCGCTACCAAGAGTATCGTAATTCTCAAGAGGCATAACTAGCATAACTGACTGAGATTCTGCGTGGAATTTACCCATGTCTTCTCTAATAAGTTTGCGAATGTCTCCAATTCCATCATCAATCTTTGCCATTTCTGCTGCAAGTTCAGAGTACTCGAACATATGAGCAACAATTTTTGGGTTCATGTAAAGGACATCGTATTCTGGAGCAAGTGCCTTGAGTTGAGTACTGTCAAGAGCCTCGTTTTCTCCTACACCACCAATCAAGTCACCATCTGGAGAAGCAGCACCTTGCGCTCCGGTTCCAGTAGTTGCGCCAACTGCGAAAGCAGCAGCAGAACCACCTTGAGGTCTGTTAGTCATAACTCTCCAACCACTTGATGTATATGGCCTCTTAGGAAGAATAGCCAATGGGTTGATTTCTTGGTTAATCATAGACCAAACTTTTTGTCCGTAAACAATGTTGTATAGGTTTGCTGCTCCTGTTGCAGCACTTCCGTTTAGAGTAAGTGCGGTATCTGCTGAACCAGTAAATCCTGAGTTAATCGAACCAACAACACCGGCAGATTTCAACATATTATTTCCCCCCATACCTGCGGCAAAATTTCCATAAGTAGCGGCTTCTAAATCTTTAATCGTATTAATGTACTTCATATTATCATCTCTCCTTAGAGTGTCCCCTCTAACCTTTCGACAAGAGCGTTAATCTCACTCCAGTCCATTTTAGCGATTTCATCGCCGGTAGGGAAATTTATTTCTTGAACAACTTCTTGTTGCTTGCGGATTACAGTTGCTTTCTCTTCTTTGAGAGAACCTAGTAAATCATTGAATTGTTTGCGAAGTTCTACAACTTCTGCTTGAGCATCATATTGTGACTTCTCAATTTCTTGGGATTTTGCTACCATCTCTGCTTCCAATCTGCTCTGGAAGTTGTTGCGAACAGTTTCAAAAGCCATCTTTTCTAACTCTTCTGCTTTGAATTGAGCGTAAGCCTTTTCCAAGTTTTCTGCGGATAAGTCTAGAGTAGATTGGTCATCGTACTTAGCCATAAAGTTAGAATCTAGTTGGTCGTGACCGCCATCCATTCTACCTGCTCCACCTTCTTCAAGATGACCAGTTGCTAAATCAGGCATGGATTTTTCTTCCATCTCTTCTTTCTCTTCCATCATCTTATCTTCATGCATTCCTTTTTCCTCCATGTCTTCTTTTTCGTGCATTCCACGTTCCATATCGGAAGTATCCATATATTCTTCTTTCATTTCTTCATCGGGCATTTTACTTACCTCAGTTAATTCATCCGTTTTCTCTACGGTCTTTATAACACTTTCCTCAGTTTTTCCTATTTCTTCTATTTCTTGACTATTATTTATCTTCTCTAGAACATCATTTAATTCTTGTAATGCTTTCTCAACATCACTACCTTTGTCCTGTTTAAGAATATCGAACTTTGCTTCTGGATTAATACCCTTTTCACAAATAGTTACTTCATGTAATTCTAATTTAGAGATTTCATTATATTCTCCATATTCCTTATGTGACTTCTTTCTCTTTTCTAATGCTTGACCACCAATACTGAATGAACGAAGAGAGCCACCTCTAATATCTCTATTAACTTCTTTTGCCTTTTCAATATCTTCTCTCATTTTAATTACCACAAAGAAACCAACATCATCTACTTCTGTTTTCCAGAGTTTACCGTTCTTATCTCTATAGTTAGGAATGACCTCTCCAACTTGTACGTTAGAATGATTAGTCATTACATTTCTAAACTTTGGGTCATCCATGTATTTTACTACGGCTTCTTGTAAAGCATCTATAGTAATCAAATCATTTTGCTTATCTACCATCTCAATAGAAGCATATCCACCAATAACTAGGCCATCAGATTTCAAGATGTTGAAGTCATGAGAACTATTGATGGCTTTCACTAATACTGCACTCATGAAAAATAATTCAGAGAACGCACTATTTAATCTATTCTAATTCTTCATAGGTTAAACTGGCATTCTTATCTTGAGTAATATCCCAAATACCATCATCGGATTCGGATTCAACCATTTTCTGTTTAACACCAGTCCAAGCAAGCCAAGTATCTTTCCCATCTATCGGTATGACTCTAACATGAAACCTAGTCTCAAATTTATTTCCATCCAAAGCATACTCATGATAACCATGCCTTTGAACCCCCATAGTCAAATCTCCTGAATCTATTAGTTTCCCTTTTTGGAATCTCTCTAGGATTTTAGCGGGGAATTTACCAGATTTGCCAAATAGAGAAAATATATCTTCTGAATCTTTTATCTGTATTTCCCACCCTAGTATTTCATCAGCGACTTCAAACACCACAGATAAATTACCGTTATCTAATTTGTAAATCTTAAACTTACCCTCTCTATATTTATCAGGTGTTTTGTATTTCTTCTCTATTATTTCATTGGAAGAAAATCTGTTAGGTTCCACTTCATTAATATCAGTAACATTTCTCAAATATTCTAATAATCTTTTAGCCTTATTATCAAATAAATTATTGAATACCTCTTTATGTTTCTCAGCAACGTAATCTTTGATATCGTTGAAAGGAACTCTACCACCTTCTTCTAATAGATAGTTACGAATACTTACTCTAAATTTAGCCTTCTGAGTTTTAAGTAAATCTTCTACTTCTCTTTTCCACATATCAATATCTAGTATTGCATTCTTAGCCATAAGATTATTTTGTTCAAAACCGTAAAATGTAAATCCATCTAAATCACTTTTCATAATGATAGTAGCACTACCATGAATATTATCACTGATAGAATAACCTTTTTCCAATGCCTCAATATTATAGTTAAGTGATTTCTTAGTATCTTGAGATAATAAATCTAGAGTTATCAGTTTATCGGGAGCCTCTACTTCCGGTATCTCTATAACTTTAGCAGAAAATAGTTTGTAACCATCTGTGTTTTTCTTTACTTCATCTACCTTTACACGAATAATTTTACCAATATCGACATCTATTTTAGTATTCATAGCCTTACCAACATTTAGGTATTCTCTATCATCAATAGTTTTAGTATCTTTATAATCATCTTTGTCAGTTAGTGGACCTGCACCTAAAGTATAAGTAAACATATTTGATTTAGTGGTTTTCTTATCTAATACTATCAAATCTAAATCAACGAACTTCTTCCACTTTACCCACTTTGGATTTTTTCTAATACCAATAAAATAGGTGGAAGTCATATCCTTTATTACCACACCTTCTGCGGTAGGTATTTTCATAATTTCTTTAGCATATTCACCAACTTCTTCTATGGAATCTGCAAACCTAGTATCTTTTTTAGATGGAAATGCTAAAAGTTCATGTGAGTGTGTTGAATAATTATTGAATAAAATTTGTATTCTTTCTTTTAATGGGTAATCAAATAGTTCATCGTTTTCATGTCGCATAATATCAAACACATGCGCCCTCAATATTGTATCTGATTCTTTATCTTTAAAAATTCTAGCCACTACTTCTGCTCTATGTAGTGGTTCTTTACCGTCAAAAAGCAAAAGTTCAGCATCTAATATACAATCACCAAAATGTTTTGCTTTCATTAGTTTTACTTGTTCGGGGCATTTATCTGTAATATCATTACCATTAAATGAAAAAATAGTAACTTTATTATCTATTTTATGAATCTGTATTCTCATACCATCGTATTTTTCTTGAACTAGATATTCACCAGTAAAACCTCTTAATTCATACATATCATCTAATTCAAATATCCTATACATTGGTTTGTTAGGAATAACGAAAAATAATTCAGATTTCTTTTCTGATTTTTTCAAACTAACGATATTTTCCCAAGCGTCTTCACTATGTTGTTTAGTATAGATTTCTTCTAATAGTTTTTTAGCACCTAAATATTTTGCCTTTATTCTTTTAGTATCTTTATCATCACCATAATGTTCAACAATAAAATCAATAATATCTTTTTCTTTTAGATTTAGACCATGATAACCTTCCGTCAATTTATCTGGTTCTATATCTTTAGATTCCCACGCTTCGGGAGGTAATGATTTATCATGTAATCTTAATGCCCAGTGTATAAATTTAGCAAATGTACCCTTATCTTCCATCAGCACTTCAATAACTTCTTTCTTGTATTTATTCGCAAAGGGGTCACGAATATTATCAGAAGAATAACGTAATTCTTTTACTGCTTCGTATATTTTGTTTGCTTCGGGACTCTCTACGTTTTCAGCATCATCATCAAATAAATCTTCCTCGTCTATTTTTTCTTTAATAGCGTTACTAAATTCATCAATATCATCCCATTGTTGCCTAAGAGATTCGACTGATTTAGCCCAACCCTTTCCATATACTTTAGGGTCAGACAAGGCTGATAAGTAAGCCATTCTTGTTAATTCAAAAAACTGAATTAATCTAGAGGTTAAAGGGTCAGAATCTTTACCAATAGACAACGGCACACGCAATCACCTATTTCTTGTTAGCACTGGCGTAGACTCTATCACCGGCTTTAACATCTTGACCTTTCTCATCAGAAAGATGACCTACACCCAAATCCTTTGGTTTAGCCTCTTGTGCTTTAGGTCTTTTTGCTTTAATTTCTTCTCCAGTGACAAACTCCATTAGTTTATCAGTATATTCTGTCATTTTCTTTACATTCATTATTGCGCCCCCAAACTATCTACTAATTCGTTAATATCATCCCAAGACATCTTTGCAATAGTGTCTACATCTGGAACTGAACTTCTATTACCCAACGCAGGTGTTGGAGAATTAACAGTAACAATACCAGATTTCATCAAGATATTACTA